TTCATCTTTGAATTGTTTGGATGGTACAACACAATCCATATAATCAATAAAAACAATATCTGGTTTATTACCATTAGATGTTAATTTTTTTAAATATTGTTTTATTTTTGGTATCGTTGTACCATCACTGGGCATTTTCTTTAATATTAGATTTCCCTCTCTTGATTTAAATTTAGGTATTACTTTTTTAATTTCTTCTCTGTTTTCCGTTAATTCATTTAACGGTACTTCTGTCCAACACGTTATATGTTTTCTTTGTATTACCTTTGGGTTATCCTCAAAAAATATTTGTACAACATTATAACCTAAATTATATGCATTATTTGCCATTTTAGTAACTAAGGTAGTTTTTCCAACACCAAACGGTGCCAATATAACACCTAATTCACCTTTAGATAAACCACCATCCATAAGATTATCAATACCAATCATACCTGTCGGAACTGGTTTCCTAAAATCTTCAGATAAAACATCATCTATTGCATAAAAAACATCAATGCCGGCATCCTTTACTCCGCCAACAGATAAAGCTTCTTTTAGTATCTCTTCACACTCATCATATCTATCGAAATCACCCAATTCTAGGATTTTCTGAATTTTTTGATTTGCTGTCTTAAGTTCTTGTTGTTTACAAAACTTAAGTGCGGTATCTTGGATATGTAAACAATCCTTGCTATCTCCATTTTTTACATCTTTGATCATTTCCAAAGCAGATTCTCTAACAATTTCTCGTTTAATATCTACCTTAATAATCTGGAATATTGTTTCATAGTTTGGTATTGTTTCATATTTTTCATAATAGTCCTTTAAACTAGCAACAATTAACCTAAGATATTCATTATCAAAATATTGTGGACTAATAATATTAATTATTTCTTCAGAAAATTTTGTATCTTCTATTAATTGTTTTACTAATCTAATCTGGAAATTGACCCCTAAATAACCTAAGTTCTCTACCTTTTTTTTAGTCATAATTTTTAATGATTTAATGTATTAATAAATATCTATTAAAGTGCGTAACCGCACCATTCTTTTGTATAATTTCTCAAAATTAATCCTTGTTGTATTGTAGCAATGATTTTAGGAATAATTTTTCTTATGTCAACATCATACCTAACTTTTGGTGGGTAATCATTTCCAGTAAAATTTTTTTCTATAACAATTTTTCCATTAATTTTTATCTGAAAAGTAAAAATATCTTCATTTTCATATATATCAGTTATTTCATATTTTTCTTCTTCCGCCGCATCTGAATAAACTAGATGTGGGTTATAATATTTAAATAAATAATCAGATGTTTTTAATTTAAATTGATGTTGTATAATATTAACTGCACCATCTATAGTTTCTTTCAACTCAATTGATCTTAAGCTATTTGGATTAAATCCCCTAATGGAGAAATTTCTACCAACTATGGGTTTATTATTGATTAATAATAAAAATTCATATGGTAGGTTTTCATAATTATTTTTCATACTGTTTTACTTTTACTTATGTTAAAAAAATTCTTTTCTTTTTTAATTATTCTTAAAAATGGCGTTAAAAAACTTATATAACCATCTCTACCTCCCGGTATTGCCATTGTTAACCCATCTTCTAACATCATTTTAATGATATTCTTTGTCGTTCTATCTTCCGGATCAATGGGTGTATCAAATAAATCATTAAGTTCATTTTTTGCTGATTCTGTTATTAATGGTTTTTTTAAATTTATAATTTTTTCATTAATTTCAAAAATATCTTCTCCTTGGCACCCCACAGTTACTTTATTTATTATATTATCCAAAGTTTTCAATCTTATTTTTCTTTCTTTTTGTAATACCTCAATTTTACTAATAATATCTTTCAATGTCAAAGTTTTTTTAGTAATTTCCGGAAAATATTTTATAAGTGTTTTTTCTTTTACACCGCGTATACCTTTAATATTATCACTAGCATCACCTGATAATATTTTTATTAATTTGGAGTTACTATGATGATGGTCAAAATAATTTTTATAATTATCCTTACCAACTACTTTTCTTAAATTAATTATATATATACTTACTCTATTATCTATCAGTTGACACATATCTCTATCATTAGAGATGATCACAACTTTTTCATTGTCTCCTATGTTAGTACAATAATATCCTATAGAGTCATCTGCTTCAATTATTTCATCTTGAAATTGTCGTATGAATAATTCTTCACAATATTGGATTACCCTATGTTTTTGGATATATAATTCAGGATCTTTAGGTTCTCGGTGATTGTAAAAATCTTTTTCTCTATTAGCTTTATATTCCTTATAAATTTCATACCGCATCCTACCACTAAACTGACCATCCCAAAATATAAAAACCCTATCAAAACGATTTTCATTAATAACTTTTCTTAACATAGTTAGGAACTGAAAAATACCACCTATATGGGTATCTTTATAATAAAGATCTTTAGCTCCATGATAGGCGGTTTTCAATAATGAATCACCATCTACTAATAATGTATGTGTATATTTTTTTTCTTTATTTGGTCTTGACACCGGTCATTACTATTATAAGATTAAACAAATATATTAAATGTCTTCGTATTCCACAGGTGCCTCAATAGTATCATCATCTTCTTCAAGAGTAAACTCTACATTTTCCCCAACTTTATTAAAAACTTCTGACCAATATTCTTTATAATCTGTCTTATATGTATCAATTGCTTTTTTATCGTCTTCAATAAACCCATGGGTGGTAGCTAATATTCTACAATCAGCATATCCTAAACCATTCATATGGTTTTTATGGATACCAACCTTTGTTCTAACTGCAAAATTTACTTTTCTACCTTGATTGGTAGCATTTAATTTAGAAATACCTGCACTTTTTTGGTTACCAAATAAAAATACTAATGCACAAGATAAGTAAATGGATTGACCTCCCTTTGGTTGGATTCTAGGTTTACTAAATGGGTTATCAGGTAAGTCTACCCAAGGTTGGTTACAAAATACCATAGTATCAGTATATGGTGATGTTTCCTTTCTTGATGAAGTAATACGTTGCGCCATTCCCATTCCCCATTTTTCAGAAATAGTTCTAGCAGTATGTTGATTACCACCTTTACCATCAAAACTCATTTTACAAGGTATAGTACCTATTGAATCCCATAGAAAAACTATATCATGTGGTATTTCTCCACTTTTTTGGGCATCTAATATTTCAGTAACATATTCAAATGCTTGTTCAATATAATCAAAACCTAATTTATAAAGTAAAAATCCATCCCAATAACCTTCTACTTCTCCTGTGGTTTCATCTATTTCTTCCACATATTCAGCTTGCAATCCTAATTGTTTAGCAAACTCAAAACTGAATTTTTGTTCGGTAATAATAAAAACTGGAAGTATACCTTTCTTTTGTGCATCCGCCGCAGTTTGAAGTAATGCGGTAGTTTTTCCAGTATCAGAGTGTCCTAACAACATATTCACCTGCCCAATTGCGGGACCTGGGATTCCTGTTGCTTTTTGGAAAGCTTCTCCTAGATCAAAGTATTTTTGTTCTTTATACTTATCACTAGAAGAAAATCGTTTCCGTATACTAGAAAAATCGGTATTTTTTTTCTTAAGGGGTTTTTTAGCCATTTTAATTTACTTTTTAGAATGGTAATTCATCCGCTTCATCATCATCTAATGTAGTTACTACTACATCTTCTTTTGAATCATCAGATAGATCATCATTATTTTTAAGTAAATTAATTTCTTCTTCTAAAGATGCTGTTTCAGTTTCTTCTTTCTCCTCCTCCGCAACATATTTAGATAACTCTGAATCCCATATTGGTGTCATATTTTTAGCCACTATATCCAACCATTCAGGTGATTTTTTAGCGTAAACATCTCTAAATGTTTCTTCATTATTAAACCATTCATCTGCATTATCTTTATCGGTAGTTAAAATGGTCGCATCATCACCCATAATAGAACTAACTACACTCCATCCTTTATCATTACGATTAGTTGTAATGATAATATCTCTACCTTCCCTAGCATCAGTTATATCACCCTTTAATTTAAAGATTGGCATCAATTTATCTTGTACACCATCTCCAGTATATTTATGCTTATACCTCCAGAATTTGACTCCATGATCTTCATTATCTCTATCAATCCCCTTTACTACATAATATTTACGTGGAGTGTATTCTTTTGCCATATCTTTGGCTTTTTTACTACCATCCATTTTTAAAGCTTCTTCAGCTTCACATAAAGGACAAAGTTCTGCATCATTTAATTTATTACAATAAATCTTTTCATATTTACTGGCCACTTCCCTTTCATGTAAATAAATTTCACCAAAAGGAGATTTACCTTCCTTTCCAGGTAAAATTCTAAATCTCTTAGTAGAGTTATTTACACCTTTTTGTAATTTCTCTGTAAAGTATTTTTTTAACCTCTCCTCGTTGGATACTTTTGGTTTTTTACCACCATCACTATTTTTTTCGTATTGTGATAAAATTGATTCTAATGTTGTATTACTCATTGTATTTTTTTTTAATTATTATTAATTTTTATATCTATTCAAATATAGTTATTAGTTTTTTAAAAGTCAATAAATAAAATAACCTATAATGAAATAAATTTAATCATTATAGGTTAATTTGTCAAATGAGGGATTTGACTTAATCTTCGGGTAGTTCTGAATAGTTTTCATCATTAGAATCGTAGTTAAAAGAATCCTTTATTTCTCTTTCACTATATTCATCTACTTCATTTTTGGTTATAACATATTCTTCCTCTTCAGTTTCTTCTCCTACTTCATAACCCTCCTTATCTTCCCAAAAATCTGTTAATTTAACACTATAAGGAAATGAATCCATAGATCTCATTTCTAATTTTTCTACGGGAGTAGGATTTCTTCTTTCAATTTCTTTTTCTAAACCATCAATTTTATCAATAACTTGATCCATACCACTTACTTGATCTGATAATTCACTAAAATTACCCATCAATTCTTCCATTTTTGATGTAAGTCCTTCTATTTCTGTTCTAGTTTCTTCTGCTTTATCAACAATATCAGTAACATCTACTTCTACTGTTTCATCACCAATAGGTTCTTCAGTGGCAAATTCATCTTCAATTTCCATACCTTCTTCTGGTGTTACAAATGGATCAACTTCAACATCAGTTGTAACTTCTTCACCTTCTGGTGGGGTAGCAAGTGGGTCTTCAACGGATGGTGTTTCTAATCCGGCATCGACAGGGGGTGTATCTAATGCGTCAGGTGCAGCAAATGGATCTTCTGCTGGTTCTTCTTCACCAGGTACTGGATCCTGCTCATATAAAGTATCTGCCCCTAATAATAAATTATCTACATCATCATCTTCACCATCCTCTTCTGGAACATAAAAAGTATATTCCAAAAGTTGCATGTGTCGTTTTAATTCTTCTTTTAATAGATTTTTTTTACTCATTTCTATTACATTAATAATTGTCTACCATCAGTAGTTTTATAAACTTTGTTTACTCTTTCGACAATTTCTTTACCGTCATTGATTAAACATTCTTCACCTACACATTCTTTTTCCTCTACTTCTTTTGATTCTTCTTTTTTTACTTCTTCACTTAAAAAATCATCCAATGTAGATTCTAAATCCTTATCTTTATTTTTACCTTTATCAACCATATTAGTTACATTTATTTATAAATATCGGGTTATTAAGAAAAATTACGATTAATGTTCATTATTGATAATTCTCCTGATTTTACAATTAATATTTTTCCTTGATATTTGTCCCAATCTATTTGATGGTCCCTATAATTAATATTCCCTTTTTCACTACCAGTTTCTTTTTCAATTAATTTATTTAATGCGTTAATTGTATATAAACATTCACCCTTCTTATGAACTATAATTGTTATTGGGAAAAATGAACTTGTATTAATTTTTTTACCATCTCTTAAATAAATTCTAAATGTGACAATTTTTTTATCAGTTTCTTCTTCTATTGAATATATGAATAGTTTATCTTCAGTAATCTTAAATCTTTTATTTAAGTATCTTTTAAAGCTTTCTACCTTTTCATTCAAAACAAATGAAGCTAATGTTATTATTTTAATAGTATTTTCCATATTTAACAACATAAGGAACTAATTTATAATCATTATCTAACTTTATTATAAATTCCTTACACTTATTAAATATTTCATTATCAATCAAAACACTACTTGGTAAGTTATGTATCCTTGATAATATTTTATCATTCCCTATACCTATAAACTCTGTTATGTTTAAATCTACCCCGAAAATTATGTTATCACCTAAAATATATAACATATTTTTATCGGTAATATATGAAATTGATTCCTCAAAAGAATAAATTTTCTTTAATATTTTTTTGATTTTTTTTGATTTATCGTGTATCGGGTCAATATAAACATATGATAATTCAGCGCCAAATGTATTAATACATAATTTTTTAAAGTTACTTAAATCATCATCATAATCAACTCTTCTTTCTTTTGGTAAGAATGTCCAGAATAAATTATCACTTATTTTTTTATTTAAAATAGATATTTTGTTACCAAATATTTGTTTGGTTTTATCCCAACCAACAATAAGTGTGGGTAAAGAATTATCTATTGATTCAATTTCATCAAATAAAATAAAATTTTCTTCTTTAATTACAGAAGATGATACTATATTTCCAATATGCATATCGCAAATATAATGTATTTTTTTTAGAAATTCAATTAATTATTACTTTATAGATAAAACTGTGCCAGTACCTACCTTATTATTTGATTTACCATCAATATTTATACCTAATAAATCAAATCTACTTAAAACTCTAGCGAAGTTATCAAAACTTTTTCCAAGTGTATTACCTTCTTCGCCTGAAAGTATTTGAACTGTTCGTGTAAATTGGTTAGCACTACCACCATCAGAAGATGCAAATGCTGATTTATCACTATCTTTTTTCCACTTAAATAAAGAAACTTTTGTTGCCAATTCTTTATTTGTTCCTTGTGGTGTGATTGATGTAACACCAAATGCTTGATCTGGATCAGTAACTAAATCTACACCTAACGCTGCTGTTGCCGCCTTATATTCATCTAACCCAATTATTGGTATATACCCTCTTTTTCTATACTTATGGGCGATTGTTTGTGCGGAAAAGGTATTTCCTTGAAAGTCTTCAAGTGATGGATTACCATATGGGTTATCTTTAGCATAATACTTTTGTTGTGATGGTGATGGTGATGTAACTTTTGGCCATTCTTCAACTATTTTAGTAAATTCCTTAGATATTGTTAACATATTAGCTAATAACATTGTTACTTGAGATTTACTTAATATTTGATTATTTTGAAATTGTGTACGTAAAATCCCCCCTAATCCAGCATTTTGAGATACTAAAGTATTTATATCGGCAACACCCATATCTTGTAATGATTTATCATCAATTTGTATTAAACCAAAAATTTCATCTGGATCTTTATTTGGGTCTATACCAATATTAAATCTATCAGGATTTTCATTAGTTAAATTTGAAAAAACAAATGGGTCTCCTTCTAACACATCAGTAAAATCTGTATCTAAAAATGTTGTAATATCCTTAACTACTGTAGTTAATATTTTACTTTGCCGTAAACCACTAAAGCTAGTGGTCATATGATTTGGAGTAATTTTATGGTTAACATTTAATATCATATATGCCCCATTAAAAAATGGTACATTATCTAATTGGAAATACATCATGGGTTGTATATTCATACATCCCAAAGCTTCTACTTCAGCCTTATAAGAACGGGTTTTGAAAATTCTATACAAATCTGTTCCTTGATATGATCTTTGCGTACCACCTTTTTTATCTATTAAATCAGTTAACGCAGCAAAATATTCACCCGTTTCTCTATGTTCTTGTTGATTTAAAGAAACACTTTTAAACATTGTTTGATTTTCAGCACCATATGCAACTCTAAATGCAACTAAAAGAAAATCTTCTTTACCGATGTTAAAATCTGGGGGTGGTTGATCAAACGCAAACCCATCTTGTTTATAGGTATATCTACTTTTTTCATCTAAATCTAATACTTCAGAAGTTCCACCAGCATAAATACATAAATAAGTTGGTCCACTACTTCTATTTCTTTCTGATATATTAGTTACTGGTGTAAAAATTTTTTTTACTTCTTCCTCATCCGAAGATTTAAAATTTAAATAGTTCGGTAATATCTGTAATAAAAAGTTACTATCTCTTAATATTTTTGATATATAAAAATAAAGATTTGCATCCATATTATTTGATAAGTTAGCAACGCTATCTAAATTTACAACTGCGGTTTCACCTATATCATTAAATGCCCTATCAATAAATTTAAAATAATCTATAAGATTTTTACCTGCTGTACCACAAGCATTATACGATAAAGTATTTTTATCATTACCAGCAACCCATTTATCATATAAGTTCTTAACATAATTGTAAATTTGTAATTTAATTGCTTCTAACTGAATATTTTTCTTTTCTATTACTGCTGGATCTATTTCTTCTACACCTACCTCCTCAATTGTAAAATTTTTTAGAAAATTATTATAATAATTATTAAATCCTGTTAATTTTAACCCATCATTCAAACCATTATCTACAAATATATCTTGAGCATTAATTACTAAATCAACACTATTTGATAACTCTCCTGCAAGTTTTAGACCCCAATCATATTTTTTTTTAATATCATCTTCCTTACTATAATTTATTATTTTTGTTTGAAAGGGATAAAAATAGTTATTGACCCATGATGTAAAATATTCTATTAATATTTCTTTTGTTTTTGTGGGTAATCCCGTCAATGATGTACTTATAGAAGGTTGACCCTTATATGCTTTTTTATCACCTATATTATACAAATATTGATTTTTTGTAACTGATGTTATTCCTGTACCGGACCATGTTATTGGATCGGTTTGTTGTGATGCTCTCCATAATGTCCCACCTATAAATAAAAGATAATACTTGGGTAATCTTATTATGTCAACATATTCACCGTTAGCTGTCAAATCGAAAAAGACTATACTATCAAATGGTACAAAAGGTAAAGTATTTAATAACAATAAAGCTTTTGATAAATCAGTTTGTGTACTATATAGGGGGCTATCTGTTAAAAGTGGAGATATTTCTACTTGTTGACCCGCACCACTAGCACTACCAGTTTTTAAAATATTAATATAATCAGTTTTAGTAAGTGTTAGTACTGTATTAGTTTCATTACCTGGTGGTCTTGTTCCTCCATCAATTAATGTTATATCATTTTCTGGTATACTAAATGATGATGTTCCATCATTAGTAACTTTTTTTTGTAATTTTTCATTAACTGTATCACCCCAAACACCATAACATAAATTTGTTAATACTAAATGATTCTTAAATTCTGTAAACTTACCTTTACTATTATTAAAATTTTTATCGAATAAGCTTTTATATTTATCACTTTTTTTAATCTCTCCCCATAGTGATGTTTTTGATCCTGCTATAGTTGTATCTTGATCAATCCAAATATATTCTATATCATTATTTCTAAAACCACTAACTTCTACCTTACCCAATTTAGGTAATTCTTCATTTTCATTTAATATTGGTATGTTATTGTTTTCAATTACATAATTGTCAGCTTTACCTGCAGAAATTATTGCATCTGATCCTTTCATACTTAAATCAGTAGCTAACATTTTCCTAATAGTAGGAGTAAAAATAGATTTCTTAGCATTTATAGCATCAAACATTCCAAAACCCGCTAACTGTGTTGGATTCATTTTACTATAATTTTTAGCTACTGCATATCTAGTTAATAAAATATTATAAAATTGTTTTTTTATTTCAATATCTCCTTGTGATTCTATACTATTAAAATAAAAAAATGGGTTATCATTAGTTACATCAATTGGGTTTATTGGTACCCAAGAATCAGTATCAAAACCTTTATTTTTTAATTTACTTGTTTGTTTTCTAATATCACTTAATTCTTTACTACTTTCTGTTATTCCTTCAGTTATATTTTCAATAAATCCAATTTCTGGAAATGAATTTGTGGATAGATTTAGACTTTTACTACCCATATATTTTTCAGCTTGCCCTTTACCATCTTCGGATTCTACTATTATTTTAGGGAATGCATATATTGTAGAATTATTCCAACTATATTTATTGTCAGTATCACTAGTTATATCTGTATCTATTACCGGTGAATTAATTAAATCTTTTGCTCTTTGATTTGATTTAACCTCTGCTTGTTCAGCTATATTAAAAATTGATTGTATTAGAGCTTGTGCATTATTACATATTATTTGAAATACTGTTTTTACTGTTGTTTCATTTATTTCCTTATTAACCTCCTCTTTATCTTCTTCTAATCTTTTTTTAATATCTATTAACATTCTATTCACCTCTGACCTCATGTGAGTAAAATCTAATACAAATACTGGATCTTCTGGGAAAAACCCACTGCCTTTAGCTGATGGTCTTATAAAATTTATTAATTTTACTTCACTGGGAGTGAAATTACCATTTATGTTTTTTGGATTAGATGGTGGCCCAGTAGTTGCCGTTAAAACAACTGAATTATCTGTATTAAAAAAATTTCTTTTTAATTCATCCAATGCTTCAGATAATTTTGTTGCGTATTTTGGTTTTCCTGCTGCGGCATCCTTTGTAGTTGCTATTCCCGTTGCTACATCTACCTCTAAACCAGTTAAATAATCTATTTCTTCTCCTTTAGTGATCGGAAATATATCAGTATTTAATGTTTTATTATTTATTATACCATCTACTATACCACTATCAAGTTGACTATCATTAGTTACAACAAATTCTTGATAATCGATTAAAAGATCATAATATGTTGACATATAACTATTAACAGATCCAAGTGTAGAATATTTAAATATTAAATAATCTCTGATGGATAAATAATCTTTACCTAAATTAAGATCATCTCTAATGGGTGATGTTATAATTTTATTGTCATTTGGTAAATCTTCATATGGTGTTTCAGGGGTTGGGGTACCGTTTGATTTTCGTATTGGTGTCCCAATAAATGATTGTATTGTTTTTAATTTTTGTTGTTGCGTATTAAGAACTATAAGTTTTTTGTATAATTCAGAAGATGCTTTAAGATGTTCTAAATCTACTTGTAACTTACTTATTTTCTTAATAAATTCAGCAAGTGGTGGTGTTGGTAATGAGTCTCCTTTATCTGATGTTATTGTTAACTCAGATAAAGCTTTTTTCCCTTCGGGTGTATTATTAACACCTAATATATTTCCTATTGTTATATCAGCTAAAAATGCTTGTTGAAATCCTAAGAAATTAGCATCTATATCAAAATTTCCAGTAGATGGATCAAATTTAGAGTTCCAATTAACCATATGTAAACAATAATCAACAGGATTACCAAAATATCCTTTTACTGTAAGGGTGAATATCGGATATGGCATTTTAAAAAATAAACTATAAGGAGATTTTCTATTATCTTGTTCTATAACATCAAATAATGCGCTACCTCTAACATCTGTAAATGAAATATCAACTTGAGGTACTAAACTTGCATTATATTTTATATCAATATTTTTTATCCCAAAACCCTCTAACGACCCACTACTATGTGTATTTTTAAACCCACCAAGATCTGTATAACTTGTTGTTGCATAGGATTCTGTTTTTCCCATTAAATTTTTTATTGGTTCACCAGAAGAATCATATTTTACTTCTGTTGCAATAAAATTAATTTCACCATCTCTAGTATCACTTATTGTTTTAACGCCTCTATTTCTTTCTGTTGCGGTAAATTTAACATATATAAACATATCCTCGGTAGGTACAACTCCACGACCAGGTGGATTTGGATCAACCAAAAATAAACCAGCTTTCTGTTCTACTTTGGGGTCATTTTTTGCCATAATAAATTTTAACCATTACTTCCGTACAATGTTTCATATCTTTGTACTTCTCTTATATATTGTTGTAAACTATCCTTAAATGGAAATGGTATTCTTATAATTTCATTATCTGGAATATCATCCTCAACACCACCATATTGGGGATTAGCTAACATTATTAACCAACCATGATAAGGATTACTATAGTATCGTTCACTAAATTTATCCATTCTATCTCTACCTGACTTATATACCACAGTTTTATCTGATGATTTAGGTTCTATTTTTATAAAAGGTAGTGGTTTATACTTACCATTAAAATTAAATTTTTGATATCTATTATAATATTCTGTTCCCATTGTTTAATTTTTAATTTAATTTATTATTTCTTATAGTAAACGATTTCATTTTACGACTCCCACTTTGGTTATCCACATAATAAGCATTAACTACCATATTAGGTATAATATCCTCAATAACCTTAATTTCATTGTTTAACTCATCTATTTCAGATAAAATATTATTTTTTTTGTTTGGATTTGTTTCTGTAATAAATCCAGATTCTAATACTACTATTTCTGCTTGTTTAGTTACAATTTTTTCTGATTCTATGAATGCTGTTTTAAAAATTGGGATATTATTTATATTATATACTTTACTAGTTTCTTGAAAACTATCTCTTATCCATTCTGTTTCAAGTAAACTATCTGTTACCACTACTTCTATATCAGAATCTGGTTCTGTAGGTAACCCATCCACCAGTGATTCTATTATAAGATTTTGATTTTTAACATTTATTTTCAATACTGGCGGGGTGTCATTTGTTATTGGTATATCAGTTGTAATTAATGGTGTACTTTCATCTATTTGATTTATTGTTACTTCTTGTTTTATTTTACCAGTTGGCGCATCACCAATTAAGGACAATTTTTTTAATGCCCCTTGTAATTGTGGAAATATTGCTTTTTCACCGTTTATAAGACGAGCACCTATAAATCTATCAATTTCTATCCTATCAGACCTTTTATCATACATCTCAGTATTTGCATAATAGTTAAATGAAAGTGCATTTTGTAATCTGTTAATTGGTCCTTGTAATGATTGACCCCCTATAATATCTATATTCATAGTAATATCTGCCATCATAGGTTGTACACCTATACCTTCTGGATTAAGATCCCATTGTGGTACATTACCTGATGCATAATTTATACTTAATGTATTTATTACTATTTTTGTATATATAAAATCACCAATTCTTAAAATACAAACCGGAGGTCTTCCAAATGCTAGATTTTGTGGTTGTATGGTATCATCCTTATCGTATATACTTGGTCCCTGCCTAGTACATTGTTGTAAGAAGGTAATCCTAGTATTTAAACCTTCAGGTGTTGTAGAATGAAAAGCTGGATGAAAATATTTTATTTTTTCCGAAATTGTTTTAAAATAATTTGGGTAATTTTCATCAACGTAATCAAAATATTTTGTTTCATCAACTCTTATATTATCAAATACTTGCGCATCTACAGGTAATGCAACTAAATCTCCAGGTGATTCAGTTTGTTTATGTTTAGCTGTTTGATCTTTTACTGCGTCATATGAAAGAGTTGCGTCAACCCTTCTACTTTTTGGGTCATTCGGTATTGTAGCTTCAAATGATTGTGTAGTTATTGTAAAACTAATATTCTTTATACTTTGTAATATTATATCTAATTGCCCTTTTACATCATTAGCCCTATCTAATGCTAACTCTTTAGGGTTTGTTTCATCACTTGTAGCGTATCCCTTTACTGTTACCTTAACTGATTTATTTGTAGATTTTTGTTGATTTAAAAAATTTGTAACTGATGTAGAATTTATATTAACTCCTGTAGATACATTTTTTTCATAAAATAATTGTTCTTTTTCTGTGGCAGTGTAGTTAGATGCTGTTTGTTGCTGTTGTTGTGAATTTAATTTCTTTTCTATCGCACTTTTTGCGTTATCACTAATACCCCCTCCATTATCTAAAAAATTTAAAAATTCTTGTGGTGATATACACCCAGCAAAAAATCTTTCTATTTCATTTGTTCTCTTTCCTCTATAAGAATTAATAACTTTTGGGTGATCAACCAATACCTTAAATCTTAATTGACCACCTCTTGTTGTATTATTATATGTGTAAACTGGTTCTGATCTCCCAATAAAATCTGTTTTTTGCCAATTAGCACTTACATTTTCATCAAAATTCAAATCATATGGTGGAAACCACATTATTCTACCCTTATTAGCACTCATTGCATCTCCGGGTCCAATTTCACTCATAGGTAAATCTGCAAGATTATCACTCCAAGCTAAATTTTCTATGGATAACATATATTTTTTAAATGTTGTTTTAGAATCATCTGCAACGGGAAAAGTTTTAACAATTCCATTATCACTTAATACACTTAATGATGCATTATCAGAAGTTACTGAAAATCCTGGTTTAGATATATCATCAGAACTAAATAACCCATTTTTTCTTATTGCATTTTTATAAGCATAACCATCTTCTACTGACCATACTCTACAAAATTTACCATTCGCAATTGCAGATTGATATGATTCACTACTTATTGCATTACCTCTACTAATTAAATGATCTTTTACTTTATCTTTAAAGTATTTTTTTGTTTGATCAATAAAAACATCATCTGGATTTTCATTAACAAGTTCTTGAGTTGCGGATAATATTGTTTTATCATTAAACTCATTAGTATTTGGTTCCCAATAAAAGTCCTTGTTTACGTTTGTGATTGTTCCTGAAGCTCCTGGTGGATTAATACCATCAGCACCATTGAATTCCTCCGAACTGAATGTTTTTGTTACCTTTGCCCCTCTATTTGTACTCCTTTCACTACCAATATAATACCTACTATTTGTTCCATCGTTAGAATCACTGGTTAATCTTCTATCTTCATAATTGGGCACATAAACATTTAACCCCAAACTATCAAATAAAAATGTGGACGTATTTAAACCTGTTCTAGTTAATAATGAATTTACCCTTTGTTCTGTAGATAATACTGCTTCAGTTGTCCCATCTGCGCCACCTCCTAATTTATTTGATTTGGATAATCTATTATACTCTTGCCACCCTACAGCTTCTATTGGTAAACTATTATAAACTATTTCTTCTCCTTTAAGTGCATTTGAATACTCTAATGATTCATTTTCTGGTGGGTCAAAGGGTGTTACTACCCAATTACTTAATGAATCTGAAAAAGTTTGTTCTTTTACTTGAGCAACTTTATCTATTACTGCAATCCGTAAATTTGTTGCTCCAATAATACCTAAAGAAGTTTCATTTTGGAATGTTAATGTTTTTAATTTGTTTATAACATCATATGGAAAACTAACGTATGGTTTATCACCACTACTTAATAAACTAAACTGATCAATATTAGAATCTTGTGGATATGGACCTCTTACTTTGGTTGAAGAATCAGAATATGGTTCAGATGGTGTATTAATTTGATAGGTTTCATATTCATCATTTAATGGAATAAATCTATTATTATTTACATTAAATTCATCTCTTCTAACTTCACCAAAAGGTAAAATTTGTTCATCCTCATCATAATGTACAGGAATATTTTCATTTTGGGTTCCCCAAATAGGTGTATTAATAACTTTACCTATATCTTCAATTGTGGATTGAAATCCTGAATGGTCTAAAGTATTAGTTATAGGGGGTGGTAAGTTTCTACTTAATAAGCTATCTCTGAATTCTTCTGTGGTAATAATACCATTTGAAGTGGTGTATAAAGTTTTATTTAAAATCCCGGACATATATAATATTTATTATATAAATATTTAGACCAGAAGTTCCAGGAAATAAATTAATAAGAACTTTATAATAACAAGATTATTTAGTATATTTTCTTGTTATTTCTTTTTTTTATAATTATTTTTTTTAGTTGTTCTGTTCAATGGTCCCAAGAATAAAAAATAAAAAAACATAAGTAAAGGTCAAAATGGAAAAAAGTTAAATTTTTTATCCTGTTGAAACTGTTACATTATAAGCCAGATTGTCCCCTGCTTCTTTACCTGTCATAGTACCACCATTGTTGTTTATTTGTTGTACAACTTTTTGAGCTATTGATTCAGCCATAGGTACAGTAACTATACTTTTCATATAATCCTCTCCTTTCAAGTGTACATAAACATTTAAAGGGTCAAAGGTAGAATGTACACTTGAACCGCCAGCACCCGGTGCTCCCATCGCTGATAAATCTTTAACTTCTATAGCGCCTGCTCCTGGTACTATTACATCTCCTGCGTCCGTTGTTGGCACTATTACTGTATTACTCTCCAATATATCTTCAAGACTCAATTCTTTTAATAGGTCTTTACCTGTACTTATAATTTTACCCTTTGCGTCTCTTTCAATCTCTAAAGCCTTTTCAGTAATTGCTAATTGACCTTCAAAAAGTTCCTCTACATTCTTTTGTACTGCTATATTCATTGCAGTTAGTTCATCCTTTAATGCCGCCTCAATCATTGCATAGTAATCAACAGTTTGTACTACAGTGGCTCTT